CATTTTTTAATTAGACGATATGTTGATGATGCTAGTTTAATTTTAATGGAAGGATATCGACCTACAAATGCAAGTGGTCCTTACATTGTAAGACCTGAATATGTAGTTTCTGAACTAGATAAATCAGTAGATGAATTTATTTTAGATCTTACGCAGAAAGGGTTGATTTAGTGATATTTATTACATATAATACACCTATAACAATACTAAAACATGGGATATTTAAATAACCAAGTCATAACGGTTGACGCAATTTTAACAAATAAAGGTAGAGAACTTTTAGCAAAAAATGACGGTTCATTTCGTATTACACAATTTGCTTTAGCAGATGACGAAATCGATTACACTTTATATAATCCAACACACCCATCTGGATCCTCGTTTTATGGAGAAGCAATTCAAAATATGCCTTTATTAGAAGCATTTCCAATTGAAACCCAAATTATGAAGTACAAATTAGCTACCCTACCTCGTGGAACAGCTAAACTTCCTGTATTAAATTTAGGATATTCTGCAATCACCTTAAATCAAGGAGCTTCATTAGCTATTACTCCTCAAACATTAAATTATTTAGGAAACGCTCAAGCATTTGAAACTAGTGGATATTCCGCTACCATTTCAGATGTAAGATTAATGAGTACATTTACAGGAGTAGGAATTAACACAACCGCTGCTGCTACTTCAAATGCTGCGGTTACTTCAACAACAACACTTGGAACAAATGTTTCTGTAACAGTAATCGGTTCTCAAATTAATTTAAGAGCAACTACAGTTAATACATTATTTGGTTCAAATACACAATTATCAGCAACATTAACCGTTGTAGGTTTAGATAGTGGTGCTCGTTTAACCATTCCAATCACAATTAACAGAACAAACGTTTAAAATATAATAAATAATGGCATTTAAAAGATTCGATCCTGAAGACTTTTTAGTAAGTAGTGATTCAATTACTTCAACACTTTGGTCAACCGGAACCCCAACATTAACTTCATTTAATACATCATCTGTTCAAGCAGCAGGGTCATCTGGAAATTATTATTTAAGTGTATATCAAACAGCTTCTACTGATTCAACAGCTCAAGTACAATTTGATATTGCTTATGCTGATATTTTAGGAAGTGGAAGTATATTATATAACCCAATTGTACCTAGTAATTCATACTCCAGAACTATTTATGGTCAATATCGTTCTATGATATTAGAAGATGAAAATTCTAGTTTTATTTTTGGAACAGGAGCTAACATAGCAACTGGGTCATGTTTTTGGGTTTTATCTATTGAAAGAGCAAGATATAAACAATCTTTATTCCCTGGATCTTTAAATTTACAAATTTCTGGATCGGGAGGTATCATTAACTTAACAGATAATTCTCTTGACAATCCTGTAAATGTATTTATAGGATCATCTAGAGTATACCAATTAATTTCGGGATCTAATGGTACAGCAGGTTCATTACCTAATAGTGGATATGTTGCTGGATCCGGCTCATATGGTTTAGTATTTCCTGATTTAGGAACAATTTTACTTAACCCATTAGCAATTTCACAATCTATCCAAGTTAATGCAAGTAGATCAAATAATTCAGATGGCTTAAACAATCAACGTTTATTTAATGCCATTTCATTAGGTGCATCATTTGCTTTAAACTCTGAAGAAACAATTACTTCTGATTATGTATTTGTTAGAGCTCGTAATAGTGAATTTAACTATTCAGAAAACCCATCCTTCATTTCAGGTTCAACAGGTGAAGTAATTTATAGTAATTTTATCAACCAACCCCAAGTTTATCTTACTACTGTTGGGATGTATAATGATAGTAATGATTTATTAGCAGTTGCTAAAATGTCAAGACCATTGTTGAAAGATTTTACAAAAGAAGCTCTTGTTAGAGTAAAATTAGATTTTTAAGAATGAATGAGTGTATTCAAGCCTTTTATTACTTCTGATATTTTAGTATCACCTTTTAAGGTAAATAAATTTTTTGCTTTTATAAACAATGAACTTACCGGTTCAAATGTAGAAATTGATAGATATATTGGAACAAACATTACTTCATCCCTTTGGACCTCAGGTTCATATCCAACAGGATTTATTAATACACAAGATCAAATTTTAGTATATCGTTCAATTAGAGAACTTTACTATTCAAATTATTTATTAGACCCTAATGGATCTCCTGCAGCTACCGCTTCTTTTAATGTTGATGGAACAATAACAGGCCCTGCATATACACCAAATTACTATAATTATTTATCTACTACTTTAACAGCAAGCAGATATTTCCCTACAGGATCTGGAGAACAAATAGGAATTATATCTATCCCATCAAACTTATACGGAGAATATCTCCAACCAGGAAGTGTTAAAATATCAACATCTTCTTTAGCATTTTCAGATGATTCTAATGGTAATTTGATAGATCTTTTTACTTCAACTAAAGTCGGAGATGTAATTTATGAACATGGTATAATCATATTTACAGGATTTCAAGGGACAAATTTAAATGATATAATAAATAATAGTATATATCTTGAATTTAATAGCACATTTACAATATATGAAACCCAATATAAATGTACTATTCGAGAAAATGAATTTAATTTCTCCCAAAACCCCTCAGTAGTTTCTGGAAGTACAAATAGTGGAATTGTATACGATTTTGCAACAGGTTCATTCTTTTCACCTTACGTAACAACAGTAGGTTTATATAATAACAGTTATGAATTAATTGCAGTTGCAAAACTTGCACAACCATTACCTACTTCTGCCACTACAGATACTTCGATATTAATTAATTTAGATATGCTTTCATGAATTGGGTTTATAAAGATAAAGAAATTCAAACGATTGAAGATTTTCAAGAAGATATATTTGGGTTTATTTATATTACCACTCATATTCCTACAGGAAAAAAATATTTAGGTAAAAAATCTTTATACCATAACGTTAAAAAAAAACTAGGTAAAAAGGAATTAGCAGAACAACCCATAACTAGAGGTCGAACAGCAACCACAAAACAAATCATTAAAGAATCCGATTGGAAAACATATTATGGATCTGAAGAATTCATAAAACAACAAATCAAACTAGGTAAAAAAGAAGAATTTACTAGAGAAATAATCCAACTAGTAACTAATAAAAAACTACTTACATATTTTGAATGCAAATATCTTTTTAATTCAGGTGTATTGGAATCTGATACTTGGTTAAATTCCAACATTTTAGGTAAATTTTATCGAAAAGACTTTGATATTTAAAAAATTGATTGTATTTTAACCATATATGGTAAATGAGTTATTAGTTAGCCTTGTTAATTCTGTCTTAGGAACTGGTAAACGTACCGCTAGAGGAAATCAATCATATAATTGTCCATTTTGCCATCACTCCAAACCAAAACTTGAAGTTAACTTTACTGAAAACAAAGACGGAGTAAACCAATGGGCATGTTGGGTATGTGGTAAAAAAGGCAAAACTATTAGAAGTTTATTTAAACAAGTACAAGTTGATGCCTCTTATTTTCAAGAACTAAGTAAACTTGTAAAAAATGTTTCCGTAGAAGATATAGGAGAATCAAAACAAACCCTACTTGAACTACCTAAAGAATATAAATCTTTTATTAACAATGAAGATATTATAGCAAGACATGCTTTTGCTTACCTTAAGAAAAGAAATATTACTAAACAAGATATTCTTAAATACAATATAGGATACTGCAACTCAGGTCAATATGCTAAAATGATAGTTATACCCTCATATGATACTAACGGTAAATTAAATTATTTCACCGCAAGATCATTCGAGAAAGATCCTTACACCAAATACCGCAACCCTGAAACGTCTCGCGATGTTATACCGTTTGAATTGTTTATTAATTGGGATTTACCTATTATATTATGTGAAGGTCCATTTGATGCAATGGCTATAAAACGTAATGCTATTCCATTATTTGGTAAAAATATTCAATCAAACTTGATGAAAAAAATTGTTACTTCTAAAGTACAAAAAATATATATTGCTCTAGACAACGATGCTATTTCAAAAGCCCTTGGTTTTTGTGAACAGCTTTTAGATATTGGTAAGGAAGTGTATTTAGTAGAACTTAAAGGAAAAGATCCTAGTGATATGGGTTTTGAAGAATTTACCAAATTAGTACAAACAGTTTCACCATTAACACAATATAAACTGATGGAGAAAAAATTATCTATAATATGAAAAAACGTAACATTAAGCACGTCAATAACCGTATCCTTGAAATTTCAGAAGATGCTAAACAAATTACTCTTCCCGATTCTAGATACTACAGACGAAATGGTGAATATTATCCATCAATCACCCACGTGTTAGGTTCTTATCCAAAAGGTAAACATTTTGAAGAATGGTTAAAAAACATGGGCCGCTCAGCTGATTACATTGTTAGAAAAGCTGGTGAAGATGGAACTAAAGTACACGAAATGATTGAAGAGTATTTAGAAGGTAAAGAAATGAACTTTTTAAATGAAGCTGGATATCCACAATACGATCCTAACATTTGGCAAATGTTTTTACGTTTTGTTGATTTCTGGGAAACCCATAAACCTGAATTAATTGACCAAGAAACCCATTTATTTTCAGATGAACTTAGAGTAGCAGGTACTACAGATTTGGTTTGTAAAATTGATAATTCTTTATGGATTATTGATCATAAAACATCAAATCATATTCAAACTACTTATGAATTACAAGCCGCAGTTTATGCTTATTGTTATGAAGAATGTTTTGGTGTCAAACCTGATAAAACTGGTATCTTGTGGTTAAAATCAAACAAACGTAAAGCATCTAAAGATAAAATGCAAGGTAAAGGATGGGAAATGATTTTACCATCTCGTACACAAGAGGAAAATATTGAAATCTTTAAAACAGTAAAACGTTTATTTGACTTAGAAAACCCAAATGAAGCGCCCGTATTTACTGAATTTAAAACGAGCGTTAAGAAAGAGATATAATATGTATAAGTATGATAAGTTTAGTTCAATTGTTGAAGGAAATGAAAGATGGTCCTAAAGCTATATTTTTAGCTGGCCCCGCAGGGAGTGGAAAATCTTATATATCCTCTAAACTTATCCCTAATACATTTACAGTTATTAATTCAGATGACACTTACGAAGAGTTATTAAAAGCAAATGGGCTTGGTTTAAAACAAAAAGATTTTACTCCCGATCAACTATCTCAAGCATCTAAACTACAAGCTCAAGCTAGAAAAGTTACTCAAGA